AAAATATTTTTGGAGAGTTTAAATGAGTGAACAATACACGGCCAACCAACAAGATTTAACAAAGAATCAATTGGGTTTAATTATAAACTCACAAACCAGAATGATCGAAGAAATGCAATTTGAAATTTCTAAGCTTAAGAAGCTTATTTATAAAATGTCTCATTCTTTGGAGCTTAAAGACGAAGAACTCGCGGACGTTTTGCTTGAATCGATAAAAATATGTAATGAGGTTGAAAAATATGAGTGAACAAGTTCAAAAAATAATTGGCCAGGCCGGAGACTTAACAATTGAGAAAATCGACTGTGCTTATCACGATCTTATAAGTGTTGATTGGTTGGCGACTCGGTTCGATCCGGAAAATTGCAATCGGCATTCATTGGAGCAAATCGAACTCGCGGCGAATACCATAAAGGCAAACGGGTTTCGCGAGGCGGTTATTGTTGATAAGTCGAACGAATGTCTTGTTTCGGGAGAGTGTCGAACGCTTGCGGCCTTAAAGCTTGGTTGGAAATGTCTTCCAGTTCAATGGCAATCTTTTAAAGGAAATCAAAGGTTCTCTTATAGTGTTGCGGCCAATGAGCTTGGGAAACACGCTTCGCTTGACGGGTTCAAGTTTATTGAGAAGTTTAAGGGGTTGGGAGACGAGACACTTCTTCCGACGTTTTGCCTTCGAAAGAATCCTTTTGATATTAAGAAGGACGAACCACAAGAACAACTTCCGACAACTAAAATCAAATTAACGATCTCGCTTGACTACGGCGAAGACGAAGAGGCGGAAAAGTTATTTAAAGAATTAACGGCGAGGGGTTATTCATGCAAGGTCAAGATTCCTTAAGCGAAAAGATCGCCGGCCAGGCCATTGAGGATCAAAAGACCTTGTGGTTTTATAGTTTGCTTGATTTGTTTACTTTTATCCAATGCGAGAAAACTCAAGGTTATTTTGTTAAATATATTTTAAGAACTTCAAATCCTGAATTGGAACAAGGAATCGTTGTTCTCGAAAAGGTGAAAAATATTTATGTATAAGAAAGAAGAAATGAAAGAAAGACTCGAAGAAAGGTTAAAGCTTTTAAGAGAGGCCGATCTTAAAAAGAGAATGAAAACTTTATTCAATAAGTTTTTAAAAGAGAGAGCGGAGAATAATTTTTTAAGGGCGAGGGTTCAATTTCTTGAAAATCAAATGCAACAACTCGCTTCAAATTTTATGGCCTATAAGAAAGAAAAAGAGGCCGCTCCGGTTTACGAATCTTGGTTCGTCAACGACGTTTCGGTCACAAAAGAAGAGTTTTTAAAAGCAAAAGTAATGCAATCAAAAGAGACGGAGAGTTTGAATGAATAAGAAGAAGTGTAGTTCTTGCAAAGAAACAAAATTTTTAAAACATTTTTCAAAAATATCGGGAAGAAAAGACGCTTATCGCTCGCAATGCCGAGCTTGTCGTTGCGTCTCAACTAAAAATTATAGATGGAAAAAATACGCGGAAAGGGACGGAGAAGAGTTTAAGCCGATCCCTTATAGGGGTTAATATGGCCGAAAGATTAAAGCACGGCGACAAAGTAGTCATTGAAGTTGAACTTGCGAATAAGTTGTCTTATCAAACTGACAATCTTTGGATCGTGTTGGACGGGAAAAGAGTCGGTTATTTGCCAAGGACTTTTTTGGAGTCTTCGCCGAACGTCGTTCGTTCCGGATTTGGAATCGTTACTTTTCACGACGAAAAAACGGGAAGTATTCTCGATTCAAGTATTTTAAGAAGAAAAAAATTCTCTTCAAAAGAGGATTTCGAAAATTGGACAAATGAAAATGAATTAACTCATTTTCGATTTATAAGCATAACTCAATCAAAGGAGATTAAAAAATGAGTCACGGAATGCGAATTAATGGTGAAAGAAAAGATCGAATGATCGCGAAAATTGTCGGTTTAATGTTGGCGAATCCCGATTTTTTGCCGGAAGAAAAAAAAGCTCGAGATCGTTACTTTCGAAACCTTGAAGCTCAACTTCAAACGACGCCGACAAAATACTTGAGCGGGGTTTATTCGAGCTTAATCGTTTCGGCGAAGAAGTTTAAGGCGGAAAACAAAGGGACGCTTATAAGTTCAAAAGATGTCTCAAAAGTTAAGAAATTTTTTAAGAAAATTTTAGGGGTTTAACATGAGTTCTCACAACTTCGGCCCAATTGTACCGGTTGGGATTAAAATTTTAAAAGCTCCCTTTATTGTTAATGGAAGTCACTTTCAAGCGTTCGACGATTATGTCGGAATGGTTTTGTCGGGTTTTATTCATAGAGAAGCTTGGTCTTTGTCAAGAAAACTTTATTTAAACGACATAGCTTATGGTGGAAGTTTTTTTATTGACCAATGGAACGAAGGAGAAGTTTCAAGAATAAATGAATTTTTTCAAATTGAATGCGAACTCGCCCCTTCATTTGTTCTCGATCATAAAAGAATCGAACACGACGAAGAGACTAAAAAATTGCATATTGAAATCGAGAGACTTGTAAAAACGACCGAATTATTGTCTTCGGAAAATGAACAATTATTTAAAGAAAGAGAGCAAATCGACCTTCAAAAATACTTAGGAAATCCGAAAGAGGTTCTTTTAAAATGGTAACAAGAAAAGACAAAATAAAAGTAATCTCGACATTTACAGGAATAGGCGGGTTCGAGTTGGCAATGGCCAACATTAATCAAGAACTCGAAATGCAATTATTTAATCTCGTCGCTTATTCCGAAATCGATAAGAAGGCCGCAAAGGTTTTTGAGAAGAGATTTCTTTTATTGCAAGCGGAAAATCTTGGAGACATTGAAACCGCTTCTTTTGGCCATGTTGGAAATGTTGACTTATTGGTTGGCGGTTCGCCTTGCCAAGACTTATCGATCGCAAAAGGAAAAGGACGTCAAGGCCTGGCCGGAGAGAAGTCTCGTTTGTTTTATGCTTGGTTAAGAATACTTGAAGAAAAAAGACCTCGATTTTTCATTCTCGAAAACGTTGCTTCAATGTCTTCTTCGAGTCGCGATAAGATAACCGAAGAGATCGCTCGAGTAACGGAAGGCGAGGTTTATTTAACCTTAATCAACTCTTCTCTTGTGACCGCTCAAAATCGAAATCGATATTATTGGACGAACTTTCCAGTCTCTCAACCGGAAGACTTGGGAATCAAGATTGAAGGTTTAACCGCTTGGTCGAGATCGACACGTTATCCGGAAGGAAAAGAACCCTATTGGGAAGACCGGACAAGATCGGACGGAAAGGCGAACACTTTAACGACGGGGGCGGGTTGCGGTTCATTCTCTTCGAAGAATTTCTTAAACGGCGATCAATTGACTCCGGAAATTTGCGAAGAACTTCAAGGTTTCCCAAGAGGTTGGACAAATGTCGAAGGAAATTCTTTGTCTCAACGTTATAAACAAATAGGGAACGCGGTCACAGTTCCGGTCATTGAGCATATTTTGAGAGAGCTTATAAAGAATTTTTGATTTTCGCTTATGTTTTTCTTATGATTAAATAAGGGGCCGGAGAACTTCGGCCTTTATAAATTTAACTCATTGGAGAAGTCAAATGAGCGATAAAAAAAAGAAGAAAAAAGAGAAGTCCAATTCTTCAAAACAACGCAACCGGTCGGACATTGCCAAGGTGAAAACTCAAGCAAGAGAACCAAACGGCTTTTTTAAAACGTCTTATGATCCTATTTATTGCCAAAAAATAATTGAGTTCGCTCAACAAGACGGGCGAAGCTTCACTTCATTTTGTACGGAAATCGGGATCGCAAGATCAACGGGTTTTCTTTGGATTGAAACTTATCCCGAATTTGCTCAAGCAAAAAAAGAGTTCGATCAAATCGCCTATTCAAAACTTGAAAAGCTCGCATTCGCTCAAGCGACGGGTTATAACAAGGGAAATTCAAGAGTCTTATTATTCATTCTTAATGGAAAAAGATTCAAAGAATTGGATTGCTTACAACAAGTTCAACAAACGAAAGAGGCCGAGTCGGACGATCTTTCAAATTTAACGTTGGCCTATTCGCTTGACTGAAAATGAACTTCCCGACGATTTTAAAAATATCGTTGAACTTGACGACTATCGTCCGCTTGAAGACCTTCTTCAAAGAAGAGTTGGAAATAAGTTCGCAATTTGTTTTTGGTTGAAAGACAAGGTTTATTCGTTCGTTTCGAGCGATCTTGACGACGTTGAATTTTGTTATTTAATCGATTCACTTAAGAAAAGGCGAGATCGTGGACTTTAAAAAGACCGCTTCTTCAACTCCGCTTCTTCAAAACTTCAATCCGAAACTCATTCCGTTTCAATTTAAAGTCGTTCGTTTGGTTCGAAAAGAATTTGATTATTCCAACGGATCGCTTGAAATCCTACTCTCCGGATCGGTTGGTTCGGCGAAGTCGTTGCTTGTCGCTCATTTGGCCATAACACACGCAATGAATAACGCGGGAGCGGGAGTTTTAATCGGGAGAAGAACTTTAAAGGATTTGAAAAATACAATTTGGAGCGTCCTTTTAAAACATTTTCCTGGCCTTAAAAAATATTGGAATAAGCAAGAAATGAAAATTTCCCTTCCGAACGGATCGGTCATTTATGGGGTTTCTTGGGACGACGGAAACTATGACAAATTTCGTTCTTATGAACTTTCATTTATTGCCATTGAAGAGTTAACGGAAAACTCGGACAAAGAAATTTACGACGAATTAAGAATGCGTCTCGGCCGTCTTCCGCATATTGAAGAGAACGTTTTCATTTGTGCAACGAACCCCGACTCTCCCGCTCATTGGGCCTATAAATATTTCATTGAAAATCAATCGGAAGAAAGAAGAGTTTTTTACTCCAAGACTTCGGACAATCCGTTTCTTCCGCCGACTTATATTCGACAACTCCGATCAACTCTTGACGAGAAACAAGCGAAGAGAATGCTCGAGGGAGTTTGGATCGAAATAAATCAAGAAATCGTTTACTATAATTATTCGGCCGAAAGGAACTTTAAAAAGGGCGTCGTTTACGAGTTTGATCCGAACCTTCCCGTTGATATAATGCACGACTTTAACATTGGATTTGGAAAACCCATGTCGTCCGCAATTGGCCAATTCAAAAACGGCGTCTTTCATGTTGCCAAAACCTTCCTTGTTCAAGGGGCGAGAACGCTCGACATTTGCGAAGAAATGGACTTGTTTGGTCAATTCACGCCGAACCGAGAGATTCGGATTTTCGGCGACGCGACGGGATCGCATAACGACACAAGAAACAATCAAAACGACTACGACATTATTTTAAAATTTCTTGGCCGGAAAAATTGCAAGGCAAGAATGAACGTCAATCCTTCGAACCCAAGAATCCGAGATCGTAACAACTTGGCGAACGCCTTTTTCTTTAATGATCTTGGAGAAGTTAAGGTTCTTTTATACGAAGAAGCTAAGGACGCGGACGAGGGGTTTCGATTGACCAAATATAAAAAAGGAGCGAATCTTATTGAAGACGATAGTTTTGAAAAGCAACACGTCACGACGGCAATAACTTATTGGATATATCAAGTAACGCATTTCACAAATAAACCAAAAGGAAGGATTCAAATTTTATGATCGACATTTTAAACTTAACCGAATGCGAAAGAATAATAACCGAGATCGAAAGTTCTTCGAATGTAAAAAGAAAACAAAACGAGTTCGCTTCTTTCGAATGCTATTCGGGAAACATTGGAAGCTATGTCCAAGAGTCGATTAAAAAAATGTTTCCGTTGACATGGCAAAACTACACTATCGCCGAATATTCGGTTTTAAAAAAGATCGTTGATAAGAAGGCCAAGGCGTATAAAACGCCGCCAATGAGAAAACTTTCAAACGATAACGAATCAAAAAACTATCAAGAAATTTTAAAGAAGTTTAGATTTAACGACGCAATGAGAGAGATTGACAAGTCTTTCAATCAACACAAATATTGTGGCCTTTTAATGTTTAAAGAACTTAATGAGCTTGGCGAATATCGACTTAAATTTATGCCGCTTCGTCCTTATGAGTTCGACGTTGTTCGTTGTGACGAAGACGGATCGGTTGAGTGTTTAATTCTTTCTTATCCAAGCTCTCAAATCACGGGAGCAAAACAAAATTTAACGATCTCCGGAGAGTATCAATCGGAAGGCGTGACCGAAAAGATTTATACTTTTTGGACGGAAGAGAATCACGTTGTCGTTAAAGTTGAAACCGAAGAAACAAAAGACGGAGAGAAGAAAAGTGTTTCATTTCTTGAGATCGACGACAACCCGAACAACTTAAATCCTTGGGGCGTTATTCCGTTCGTATTCCTTCCTTATGATTTTTCGGAAGACTATCCGGTCGCCTCGCCTCTTGCGAGTCAAGCGGTTAATTTGAACGCGATCATTTCGGTTTATTTAACTTCTTCAAATATGCAAGTTGGAACGTTGACGTTATCTTATCCGGAAGACATGACAATTGATTCCGTCGCTCATGGTTTAATGACCGCGATCAAGCTTCCGCAATCTCTTAACCCGAACGCAAAAGAAACAAAGGCCGATTATATTTCACCTGGCCCGAACTTAACGGGACATAGAGAAGCGATCATTACTTATCTTTCAATGATACTCGACGAACAAGGGATCAACTCGAATCAAATTGTAAACGCCAACGCGGAGAATTTTAATTCGGGATTTGATCGTTTACTTGCTTCGGCCGACGTTCAAAATATTATTGAAGAAAACCAAGACACTTATTCAAGATTCGAACAAGACGTTTTCAATGTTATTAAGGCAATGCTTCCGAATGAATTTTCAAGCGACGTCTTAACAGTTGTCTACGAAAAACCGAAAGTTCTTGTCACGGATAGCGAAAGACTTAACAACATTGAAAAGCTTATAAAGCTTGGTTGCATTGAGGATTGGGAAAAGTTAACGATCTTGAATCCGAACCTTTCCGAAGACGAGGCCAAGGCGAAACTTGCAAGAATAAATGAAAAGCAAAATTTAATTGTTAACAAGTTGACGGGCGGAAATAATGGCAATAACCAAAACCAAAACAACGTCAATCCTTGAAGTTGACATAAGCGAACTTGAACTCGATTCAAAAGAAAGAAAAAAGCTTGCCGCCGACGTTGGCGACTATTTGGTCAATTCGATTCTCGACTATGTTGGCGAGGCGAAGAGTCCCGTTTCGGGCGGAAAATATAAAGCGAAATTGTCTCCGGAGTACGCAAAAGAAAAAGGAACGACGCTCGCAAATCTTGACCTTAACGGCGACATGCTCTCTTCACTTGAGTTCGTCCCGCTATCTTTAACAAAAGACAAAATAGTTCTCGAAGTTGGAATATTCGACGAAGACCAAGCGATCAAATCTTATAATCACAACAAGGGCGACACTCTCCCACAACGTCAATTTATACCGGACAAGGGAGAGAAATTTAAGAAAGATATTTTAAACGGACTCGAGGACATATTAAATGACTATCGAAATTAAAATCAAAACGAAGAGCATTCTTAAAAAGAAAGAGCTTCTCGACAATGCGATTATTTCGTTTCATAAAGACGCCGGAAAAATGCTCGTTCCGGTTTTAAAAGATTTAATCGGGAAAGGGATTTCTCCGGTTAAAGGAATCAATAAGTTTCAAAAATATTCAAAAAATTATATCGAACAAATTGAAGGGAAGGCGAAGTTTATAACTTTAAAAAACGGATATGTTTTAAAGTTAACCCCCAAGCTCGAGATCAAGGCCGGAGTCACAAAAGGAGTCGGCGAAGGGAAATCGAGAAGGGCGAGATTTCAAAACCCCGAAACGGGCGTCTCTTATCGAAAAGGAGCTTCTTCAAAAATATCTTATCGAAAAGAACAATTCGAAAAGGGCCTTGGGGTTGGAAAACTAAAGTCTCCCGTCAATCTTAAAGTCTCGGGCGACATGCTCAATTCACTTCAAACAAGCTCGGGCCGATTTATAACAAGAGTTTATTTCACGGACAAAAAGGCAAGATGGCACAACGAAGGAACGAAAAAGATTCCGCGTCGTCCAATGCTCCCAACGAGAAGCAATGAAGAGTTTTCTCCAATCGTCCGGAAGAAAATAATTGACCTCTTAAATCAAAAATTGAGAGAATTTGGATTAAAAAAATAACTTGTCGCAATTAAGCGATCATGTTTAAAATAAAAGGAGAAGAGCAATGAGCGATCAAGAACTTGATCACGGCGAAGGCCAACTCGAAGACTCGAAAGAAAACGTTTCTTTAAGACTTTTGGAAGAGTCCAAACTTAACAAGAAAAAGGCCCAAGAACTTAAACAACAAAACGAAGAATTGTTAAAGTTCAAACAGTCAAAACTTGAAGAAGAAGGAAAATTCCGCGAACTTTTGGAGAGCGAACGAGGCGACAAAGAGAAGCTTCAAGGTGAAATGAAGGCGTTAAGAGATAAGGTTCTTAAGTCAAATATTGTCTCGACTATTACAAAATATGCTCAAGACGTTAACGACATTGAAGACCTTATTAATCAACCAAAATTCGCCGAAATATTAAAAGGCGGACTTGATCTTGAAAGTTTAACTTTAAGCGACGACGCGGCCCAAGACTACGTTAAAAAAGTCACGGAAGCGAAACCTTGGTTAAAGAAACCAACAACCCAAGCGGGATTCGTTGGCGGAAAACCAAAGGGCGACATGAAAAAAGAGGATTCAAAACCTCTTGATTCAATGTCGAAAGAAGAACTGTTGAAACTTTTAAAGACAAAATAACAACTTTTTCATGGGGGATTTATGGGAGTTGGCGGAAACACAGAATTAGGAGCTACAAAATCGGACATTATTTCAACTTTAGTATTGAAAGAATTGGCCGTTAACGCGGGAAAAATTCTTGCACACGTGACGGACGTTTCTCCGTTCGCAATCAAGGGAGCGAAATCAATTTCTTTCCCGAAATTTGGTTCTTTTACAGTTGAAGAAAGAGCTTCGGCGACTCAAGGGACTATTCAATCTCTTGCGGCTTCGACTGAAAAAATGGACTTAAACATTCCGGCTTATGTTTCTTGGTTGTATGACTCGAACGACCTTTATCAGTCAAGCGTTGAAGGGCAACAACTTTTCATTGAAAGAGCGACAAAGGCACACGCTCGTTATGTTGAACAAAAATTAATCGCGGCAATCTTAGCTTCGGCGGGATTTGACACGGGTTTAACTACAATCACAAGAGACGCGGTTCTTGACATGATCGAATTTGTTGAGAAGAACGACGGGAATCTTGAAAATTGCGTTCTTGCGATTTCACCAACACAAAGAAAAGAAATGTTGAAAATCCAAGAGTTCACAAGAGCCGATATTTACGGAAGTTCAAACGTTCCAATGGGAACGATTGGTTATGTTTACGGAGTTCCGGTTATAACTTCAAATAGTTTAACGGCTTCTCAAGCGGCGTTATGGGACAAAGACGCGGTAACAATCGGCTTCCAAAAAGGGGCGGCGTTTGGAGAACAAGATAAGCTTGAGTACGGCGTGGGAAGCAAGCTTGCGGCAATCGATATGCTTTACGGGGTTAAAACTTTATTTATTGGCGACAAAGGCGTTGCTCCAACGAAGTCGGCTTTAATCGCTTCTTTATAAGGTTAACTTGGAAAAGTTCTTTATTCCGAATTTTTTACAGGCGGAGAGTTTAAAAGCTCTTCGCCTTTTAATGTTAAAGAAGAACGTTGAGAGAAAAACGACGTTCGTTTATTTTAACATTCAATTTGTCGAGGGTTTTTGGTACGCTTTTTATAACGACGACCTCGACTTGAATGATCCTATTTTCGAAGGACTTAACGGAGTCGAAAAGAAAGAGAGTTAATTTGTGACAATGCCGACAACTTCGCAACAAAGAGAATATAATAAGTTTCGGCCTGGCCAAAATGACCAAACGAAAGTCGCAACGACAATCGAACAAGATTCTTCAAATCCTATTCCAACTATAGAACAACAAGGGCAACCTTTCTTTGAATCGGGAGAAGAAATAACTTCTCCGGCGAGCGAAGTTTTGGTTTTGTCTTTTAATTATTCCGGATCACTTCAAAGAAGAATGACAAAATTTGGAGTCTCTTCAAGCGTTGAAGGGGTTGCTTCTTTATATATCGACGGGAATAAAGTTTACTCGATAAGAACAAACGCGGCGATCTCGAATCCCGAGTTTTGTTTTGATCCTTATAAGATCATAAGCGGGTTAATTGAGTTGAAGTTTAGGGCGAGAGAAAATTCACCAATAACGGCGGTTAATGCCTTTATTTGTGGCAACGATTTAACAATATAAAACGGGGGTTTTATGGCACACGTAAGAGAATCATTTCCAACATTGGAAGACGCAACAACAAAAGAAGGCGTCGCCGCTCATAAGTCGGAGAACGGAGACAATTCGGCCGGAAAAATCGGATTAACGTCTTGGGTTTTTAAGGATCATTTAGGAAAACTTGTTCACCCGACATTGACTCCGGAAGGAAAAATCGCGGTTGATTTCGAAGGGGCGGGAGTTCCAAAAGACGCTTCTTCAAACGGAGAGATCGCCGGAGCTTTAACATTAACAACAATTTGCGAAGTCGCTTTAAACACAAATAAAACGCACGGAAAAATTAAAGCGAACGGAGCTTGTTTTAAAGAAGCGATTTTTTATCTTGTTCACGTTGACGACGTAACGGAAAAAATCATTGGTTCTTTTATTGTTGGGCCTGGCCAATATTCATTCGGCATTGATTTGGGAATGAAAGAAGTTGTTTCGGGATCAACCGGAACTCAAAAACTTATTTTAAAAGCTAAGAACTTAAACAAAGAATCGGATTTCTTGGGAGATATTTCGGCCCTTGAATTTGCGGTTTAATCGAGTTTAGTTAATGGCCCACCAAACGCCCGATTTTGAAACAAAAGACGTTTTAGGTAAGACTAAACACTTCAACGGAACTCTTTTGACAACTTCTTCGAACCTTATTCCAAGCGTGACCGAAGGGAAAATCTCTTCGGTTATTGTTCGGAATCCGGCAACGAATCAAGTTAATGACAAAATTTATGTCGCATTTGACGGCGGGACTACTTATTTAACACTATCAAGGGGCGAGTTCGTCGGTTGGAGTCCAAAGAGCAATTCTTCCGGAACTCCAATTCAACAAATTCGCCTTTATTCTTCAAGGGACGGAGCGGCCTTCGAGTCGATCTTTGATTTCGAACCATGATTATTTTTGGAAGAACTCAAGACGCCTTTCAAACTCCCTTTGAACCGAACCGAAACGGATCGGAGATCGAATCTTTAACAGTTCAAGAGGCGATCGAAGAAGCAAAACAAGACGCCTTAAACAACGATCGCTTTATCCTTCTTTGTTCATACAACGGAAATGCGAACGTTGGCCGTTATCTTGAATTTTTTTCGGCGATCGATTCTTCAATTGCTCCAATATTTCTTGCGGCTTCGGCAAAATGCTTGACGCTTGTTATTGCGGCAACGGCAAACTCGAACGGAACGATCGGGATTTTCAATCTATCGGTTTCTTCAACGACTCCGGTTTATTCGATTTCATACGGAAACACGGCAAGAGTCGTTCGGGTTGGTTCGGCAATCGCCCCTCTTTTTTCTCTTCCGGCGAACTCACAAATTGCTTTAAGAGTGACGAGCGGATCGGCCAATCGTCCTCATGTTTATTTTTCTCTTTCGGCGAGTACCTAAAAATGAAAATTATAAAAAACATTTCAAACGAATCTTTAACAGTTGGCGGGGTTTTAATCCCTTCCGGAAATTCTTATTCTTGCTTAATGAGGGAAGAAGAGGTTTATTTTGCAAATAGCGACGCCTTTATTTTGGCGTTAACACAAAACAAACTTGAGGTTTACAACGACACTTTAAAGATAAGCGGGGTTTCAAACGCGATTAATTTCTTAAAGGGCGAGCTTGTTGATTCGGCCGGAGTTCCGGTTCTTGTTCAAATGCCTTTCGCTTCAAAAACAATGAACGGAAAAAAGCTCTTCAAAAGAGTTCACGGAATGCAAGTTAATTGCGTTCAAGGTGAAAATATTTTTGAATTTGTGATTCCTTATGGCCAGGTGAAAATAAACGGCCTTGAAATGATCGGCGGACAAAACAACGACAAGGTTGATCTTGAAGTTTACGACACTCCGACGGGACTTGTTTCCGGATTTCCAAACGTTAAATTAAATCAATTTGGTTTTTCGGTTAATGTTTCAAAAGATTTTTACGAGCATAAATCGGAATACGACGCGGACTTATTTTTGAATATGAAGCTTGAAGTTCATTATTTCGCCCAACAAGCGGGACTTATTGGAATAAACTTTTTACTTAATGAGTTAAAATAAAACGGGGTTTAAATGATCGTCGCGGCTTCAAGACCAAAAGATTTTAAAATCGGAGCTTGGTTGATCATGGCCGGAACGAACTCCGACTTTTCCCATGTCTTATTAATCGACAACGACGCTCTCGTTCTTCAAGCTTCGCACGGCTTTGTTAATGCGACGGCCTTCGAAGTTTTCATTGAAGAAAACGATCTAATTTCATGCTTCGAGATTCCCGATTTTTACGTCGATTTGAAATTTGCAAAATCACAACTTGGGAAAAAATACGGAAAATTTCAACTTGTTAAGGCGGCGTTAAAAATACTTTTTAAAAAGCTATTCTTTAAAGACAATGGAAATGCTCGATTCATTTGCTCGGAATACGTTGGAAAGGTTCTTCATTTGAAATGGGTTAATGATACAACAACGCCCGCCGAAATAGTGGACTACTTAAAAACAATCGGCGAGAATATATCGAGAGAAGAAGTTTTAAAAAGGTTCTTATAAATGGAAAAATTGAAAATAAACATAAAAGGCGAAGACTATAGTTTAAAGCTCGAAGAATATCACGTCGGACAATATGGTTTCTCGTTCTTAACAAGTGATTCGATCTTTATTGGATTTTCAAAACCCGTGACGAATCTTTGGATTGAGCTTGGCCAGGCCAAGAATATAAACGCCGGATCAATTGTCGTTAAAAACGACACTTCAAGCGGTCAATCTATAGTTGAAGAACTCGAGGACAACACTTTTAATTTTAGCAAGTCGGGAAATATTTCTTGGAAGCTGGCCAGCGACAAAGAACAAAGGAAGGTGACAAGATTCGGAGTCGAGCTTTTTTGGTATGAAATAACGTTTTCAAATGACACTTCTTCGATCGACATTTGCGGGATCAATAAGGTTTTTTCAAAAGACGACGACCTTATTGAAGAATACCCGTCAATAATTAAGTTTCTTCCGGAAGGAAAGGAATCTTTTATCGCATTTCACCAATCGGCGAGAAAAGACATTGTTCAAGCTTTTCGCAATAAAGGAAGACTTAACTCTCGCTTATTAACTCAATATGACATTTTAGAAAGTGAAGAGGTTCGGGCCGCTTCAAAATATTTAACACTATCAAAAATTTTCTCTTGGTTATCGGACGCTCGCGACGACAATTGGGCCAAAAAGGCCGAAGAGTTTTATCAAGACTATTCGAATTTTATAAATCTCGCCGTTGTTACAATTGACGAAAACAACGACGGAAAAGTTTCAAGCGAAGAAAAGAAGAACGTTCAATTCGTTCAAGTTGTGAGAGCATAAATGAGCTACGTTGAAGAAATAGTTTCGGGAATCGAGACAAAAATTGTCAACATTTTGGGAGCTTCTTATAAGAAGAGCGATTTTGTTTATTTCGTCGAGAAGACCAATACAAAAACTTCAAACGATATTTTCCGCGTCTCAATGGGATCGGGAAAAAGAGTCGAGGGATCGTTAAGAACGACCACAATTCAACAAGAATTTTACGTTCAATTAACAAAACAATTCACCTTAAAAGGCGACACGGACGTTGATTTAAGAACAAAAATCTTTGAAATTTACGACGACCATGAGAAGCTTTATAAAGAAAGTCTCTTTGGAAATTTTGACGTTCAAAGAGTTGTTTTGATAAGTGAGTTTGATATTTCAGGGCCGGAGATCGATCTTGAAAATTCAACGATAACAATTGGGGCGACTTATATTATAAACTATAGACAAGGATAAGATTTATGACCGATTTTTTAGTCAAGAATAAAAGTGTTGTTTTCGTTAAGCAAGAAGTAACCGAAGGCGTTTACAATGCCCCTTCAACAACGGACGATGCTCTTGAAGTTTTATCGAGCGGGGCCGAATCTCAAATGAAAAGATCGGTTATCGATCGCTCGGTTTTATCTCCAACAATCGAAGAAGTTGAAAAGCGGCCAGGCCTAAAAGAAGTAACCGGAAGCTTGCCGGTTGAATACAAGGCCGGAAAAATTGAAGGTCAAGCTCCAAGAGAGAGAGTTTTATATAAGTCAACTCTTGGGGGCGAGCGTGTCGGAGCGGGAGCGGTAACGACTTTAACAGGTCACACGGCTTCGAAGCTTAACATTGGAGACGCGGACATTTCGAAGTTTAAAGTTGGCGATTCGGTTCTTGTAAAAGAGGCCGGGAAGTATGAAGTTCGACCAGTTTCGGAAGTCGATCAAACTCTTGGTTCGGCGAGCGTTACCTTTCGCTTCCCTTTGGACGGCGGCGTTCCTTCCGACAACGTTGTCGTTGTTCCTTCAACAACATATTTCCACGACGAAGAATCGCCTTCGTTCTCGGTTTCATACTATGAAGGCGGAAAAATTAAAAAAGCTTCTCTTGGGGTTAAGTGTTTAACGGCTTCTCTTGAGTCATGGGAAACGGCAAAAATCCCAAGTTGGAAATTTGCATTCGCTGGCCTTGACCTTGTTGAATCGGTTGAAGCTCCTTCGATAACTCCGGACTTTTCGGGAGACGCAAAGGCCCCAACAATGCTCGAAGCTTGCGTTTGGATTAACGGCGTTGAAGTTGATTACAACAAGCTTGGATTAAATTTAAACAACGAAAAAACCGATCTTTTATCGGCTTGTTCAACTGGAAAAATTGCTTCAAGAAAGACAAAATTTTCGGTTGAAGGTTCAATCAATCCTTATAAGTCGGCGGTTGACGTTAATCGTTTCAACGCATACAACAACGATCAAGAAATTTATTTATTCGGTTATGCTTTTTATAGCACGGGCGTTGCCGGAGAGTTCAAGAACGTTGTCGCTTTTTATATCCCACAAGCAAAAATCACGGAACTAGGAGCGGGAGAAGAAGGCGGAGTTATCACGGACGAGATTAAGTTCAACGCGTTCAAGAAACTTGGGAAAGATACTATTTTCCTTTCATTTATTTAATTATAAGATCAATTAAAAGATCAATCGAAGAGGGGTTTTTTTGCCCCTCTTTTTTTATTTTCAAAGGAGAAATAAAATGAAGGTTATTCGTTCGAGTGATTTAATCGTTGTTCACTATAAAGAAGTGAAGGTTAAAGTTAAGCCGTTGACTTATGTCAAATCAATTGAAATGGCCGCCTATTGTCAACCTGAAGGCCAAAAATACGACTACGAAAAACAAACTATTTTCATGTTGAAAAATTGTATTGTTGACGTTGAAGGCCTTGAGTATCACGACAAGAAAAAATTTGTTATTAAAAAAGACGAAGCGGGAGAACTTTCCGAAGAAACTCTCGACGAACTTATTTCAGCATTCGACAACGAAGAGCTTATGACCGCCTTTATTTGGTCATGTCGTAAAAAAATCGACAAGAAAATTGAAGGAATCAAGTTCTCAATTGAACCAATGGGAAACGACTAAAAACTCTCCTTGATTTAATTGCTCTTGAGATTTATTCAATCTCTTTCTTGAGCATTGAAGAGAAGGCGTTCTTCGCGGCGACTTATAAAGTTCTTTGCGATCAAGAATTTCGTTGTTTTTTATGTAAACAAAAATATTCCATTGAGCAACGAAACGGATCGAAGGCGTGTGAAAAACCAACGAAAAAAGTCGTTTTTCGCGACGCTCGAGGGATTCAATTCAACAAATGCGTCGGCAATTTTTACGTCGAATCTTATTCTCATTGGTTCGATATTTTTCGACATTATTCAAAAGGCGTGTCAATATTTAAGGGAGCAATGGAAGAATGGCCGAATAAAAACGTCGAGGCGATTCAATTCATTGAATTGTTGGAATACGAAAGGCAACGAAGGGAGCTTGAAAAATGAGCGACACGCAAGTTGAGATTACAGTCAACGACGGCCCCGCGATAAGGGCCTTAAAAAATATTCAAAACCAAGTTGACACTTTTTCGAAGTCTTTTAATGACCAAATAAAAGGTTCTTCAACTATCTTTCAAAACTTCTCGACTGTTATGCTTGGCCAATTGGCGGCGGACGGAATAAAGGGAGCTTTAAACCTTGCGGCGGACGCGGCGAAGGGATTATTCAACACTTTTATAATTGACGGAGTTCAAGCGGCCCAAGCTTATGAAGAAAGTCTTCTCGGGGTTAATGTTGCCCTTGCGGCTTCCGGACAATATACGGCGAAGGCGTCAAAAGAACTCGAAGTTTTCGCTTCGAAAATTCAAGAGACGACAAAATACTCGGACGATCAAGTTCTTGCGGCGGCAAGAACGATTGAAACTCTTGGAAAATTAAACGGGGCGGAGTTAATACGAGCAACGAACGCCGCGATCCAACTTGCGGCGGCGAGAAATCTTGACCTTGCAACCGCTTCGGAACTTGTTGCAAAGGCAAGTGAAGGCGTTACTCAAGGACTAAGAAGGCAAGGGATCGTTATTTCGGACAACATACCGGCCGCAAATAAATTTGAAGCTCTTTTAAAATTAATCGAAAGAGATTTTGGAGACACGGCCCAAAAGAACGCCTCTTCTTATTCGGCGGAAATTGCAAAATTAACTCACCAATTCGAAGACGTTCAAAAACAAATCGGTTTTGTTATCACTAAAAACCCCGCCCTTCGCGGAGCAATCGAAGCGGCGAAAAAAGTTTTTAAGGATTGGACGGGAGAAATCGAAGGATCACAAGTAGTGTTGAGCGGACTTGTGACAAACGGAGTTTTAAAATTCATTGAAGCTCTTGGGCCAGCGATTACTTTTGTTGATCGACTTGGAAGACTTGGAACTTTTGTTTTTAACATATTCGCGGCGGGATTTAGCACGATTTTAACTCTTGGCGGAGAGTTGACCGGAACTTTGTTGACTCCAATCGAAAAAGTTGTTTCGGTTATTGAGTCCGCAATGGGAGATCGAACCCCTTCGGCAATTAAGAAAACTCGTCTTGCGTTGGACGCCGTAAACGCAACAACGGCGGAGTTCGCGGGAGACGTTGTTCAAAATTGGGACAATATAAGCAAGGCGTTTAATGAGAAATCATTTCTTGAACAAGCTTCAAACGAAGTTAAAAAGTTCGCTCGCTTAACAAAAGAAGAAACGGCGAAAATTGTTTCGGAAGTTGGCCAGGCCGAAGTCCCAACAAACAACGCCAATGTCGATAAAAAACTTGAAGCGGTTCGCGAGTCGGAAAGAAAAGCTCTTGAGATCGGAAATGAAGCGAGAACTTTAAGAGAACAAGCGGCATTGGAAGACGAACAAAGAGAATTAACATTACAACAAGCTCGCGGAGACATGAGAACCGCCGATCTTGAAAGTTTATTTGCATTTGAACAAAAGAAAATTGAGATCACTTATCAGGCCGAACTTGATAAGGCGAACAAAATAGTTGAACCCCTTGAGAGAAAAGCGGCGATTGAAAAAGCGGACGCGAATCGATCTCTTGCATTGGCCAAGGCGACAACGAAATCAAAACTCGACCTTCAAGCTCTCGACCTTAAACAACAAAACGATTTCTTGAATACGGCGGCGACACTATCAAACGCAAAAAATAAAGAACTTGCGGCAATAGGAAAAGCGGCGGCGATAACACAAATCGCGATTAAGACTCCGCCCGCGATCGCTTCTTCTTTCGAGTTCGGAACTAAGCTCGGCGGCCCGCCTCTTGGATTTGTTTTTGGAGCAATTGCGGCGGCGGCAATGGCAAGTCAAGCCGCTTCGATAGCCGGAGTCAAGTTCGCGGCGGGGGGCCTAGTTGATTCCAACTCTCAAAACGGAGACTATATTTCCGCAAGACTTAACGGCGGAGAAATGGTTTTAACAAAACAAATGCAAGCGAACCTTCTTTCAATGGCAACAACCGGCGGCGGAACGAGCGGAGACTTAATTTCCGCAATCAACTCGCTTGGAGATAGAATCGAAAGAATGAATATTGTCGTTCAAGCAAATGGAAGGGAAATCGCGAGATTGATTAAAGACGAGACTCGAGCGGGATTCTCTTTTTCATAAGGTGAAAAAATGAGTTTAATTTTTTACGGGTATAATTTAACAAAAAATGCAACGATAACGGCGACAAATGAAAACGCCGAATTTCCAATTTCAAACATTAAAGACGACCGAAGAACGAAAGTTTTTAGATCGACAACAAACGACGATTCGGTTGTTTTTGATTTTGGTTCTCTTGTTCCAATTGATTCCTTTGTTATTGTCCCGCATACTTTAAACGGGTTTTTAGTCTCGGGAATAACAGTTCAATTCAACAACTCAACCAATTGGACAAGTCCGGCATTTTCACAAGTTGTTTCGTTGGACTACGAAAACGGATTCGGATTCGTTGAGCTTCCAAGCGTGACTTCTTATCGTTATGCGAGAATTTTAATGACCTCTTCGCTTGGTTTTTGCGAACTTGGAAAGGTTTATTTTGGCCAAAAATTAAAAGAAGAAGAGTTCGATTTTGCCTATCCTTTGGACTTCGATCCGAACAATATATCAATCGTTCAAAAGAATAGGTTGGGCCAAAAATTTATTGACGAGATTGGAGAGCAACGAATTATTTCCGGAAAGGTCGATTATTTGTCTCCGGCAATTTATGAAGTCGCTCAAAACTTTTGTTCTTATCACTCAAAAACAATTCCGTTTTTTGTTCGATTTGATTCGACAACTCTTTCAACTAATATAAATCGACTTAATGGAATGTTTTACTTTAAAGACGATCCGAAGTTTCAATATGTAGTCGGAAATTATTGGACGACTTCTTTAACACTTGAAGAGGCGAATTGATGTCAACTCTTATCGTGGACGAATTAATCACGGAACTTGAACAAGAGATCATTGTCAAAGAAGACATTTTAAACGGGGTTATTTTTAAACCTTGGTTATATATTCACAACGCCCCAAGCGGAACTTTTAAGTTTGGAGTTTACGAGGGAACGAATCTTTTATTTGAGAAAACATTTGATTCGGCGTTTATAAAAAGCGAACTAAACACGACCGACAATTTCGCTCATTTATTCTTGTCCTTGCCTTTTCCGAATGAATCATTAAGGGCCGGAGTTTATAAAATGAAACTTTCTTCGGTTGGTTATGTTTTTAATTCAAATTCTTGGTTGGGTTGGATAAAAGATTTCGAGTCGAATTTTGAAAAAAACAACGATCTCGAATCTATTGAGTTTACTCAATACCCGTTAACGACTAGAATTTTAGTTATGAAACGAAGGGAGTTTTAACAATGCTTCGGAGAGTTGATTTTTCGGACGGATTCACAAGTTCTTCAACCCCTTCCGTGACTTCGGTCGTCGGAATACAGGTCGGGACTCATAACGTAAACTTCACAACACTTGTGAACGGATTTTTCACGCTTCCTTCAACTCCAAGTTTGCCGGCGACTTTTTCAATGTCTTGGCAAGGAGTCGAACAATATGAGAACGAGGCGTTTGTTTTAATCGGAGACAAGGTTCAACTTAACGGATATTCAATTTTTGATTTCCTTGAGGTTGGCGACATTGTAAAATTTTCTTATCAATAAACGGGGGCGAATATGCAAATTGACAAAAGACTTGTTAAGCAAGACGGATTGGACGACACAAATTTAAAGCTAAGAAATAATCAATATTTTAGGGCGAGAAACAACGCCGGAACGTCGGACGTTGGAGCGTTTAAAGTTAATGCTTCGGACTTGTTTGAATTTGGTTTAAAACCTCAATCGGCATTCACTCCGGCAAGTTCAAATGACCTTGTTAACGTTTCTTATTTGCAATCTTATGTTGCCGGAATGCGTGACCTTAAAGACGCGGTTCGAGCGGCTTCAACGGGAGACGTTTCGATTTCTTCAATGCCGGCGACAATTGACGGCGTTACTCTTTTAAGCGGAGA